AGCCTCTAGCTCTGGACCATTCCCTTGCATATACATTCTATGCAGCTTCTCTCTTGTGGTCTCGATCATATCCTTCCACAATTGCGATGAGATTGGCATTCGCTTTTGTCCATGCTTTGAACTCGGGCATAACCAACACGCCCACGTTACGGTCCCGTATCATCTTCACCATCATGAACTGGAACTCGTTCGGCAGACGGGACATGAGTGTCGCCAGCGCTGCCGCATCATGGGGCTTGGCCCAGTCAGCCAGCTTGTATCCCAGCAAGCGCAAACGATCTGGCTCCAATGGGATGGACACTGTTCCGGGATTGGCGATACATTCTTCGTAGGATGGAAGCTCTTGCGCCATGCGGAAGTGCATGAACAGTTGCTCGGCGTTCTCCTTGCCAATCCCACCAGCAATGAGTGATTGTGTTCCCACGTCGAGTGGTATCTTACTCAGAGAGTAAAGAAACATTCTGGCTTTCAAGTAGGTGTTCGCTTGTGCCAGTGACCTAGGAGTGCAGTATGGTCCTTGGATTGCTGGTGCCTCCTGAAACAATATATGCGGGAACGTTTCGCCAAACGCAATAATCTCTGGCAATACTTTGTGTGTACGTGCCCAGTCAACCCACGCTTCACTGCTGTCTCTGACTGTGACCAATATCTGCGAGTTGATAATAAAGTCAAACGTTTTCGTGCCACCATTGCGTGAACCCAAAGGATTGCCAGCACTCCACACGACCCAGCCGGGCGGCAACCAATGCGTGCCAACTCGCTTGAGTAGCTTCATATCGCGTGTGAGCTTGCGCTCCTCGGGGTTCATCTTATCTTCTTCGTCGATAAAGATAATACCCCCAGAGTAAGAGTCAATCGGTCGGCCTTCACGCGTGATCCACCAATACGGCAGAGAGAAGTGACTGACTTTCTTTTGGAGAGTGCCGTCAACATTCATCTCCATAAACCCACATAGCCACGGCAGAGTGACGGTTAGTCCGTTGATATACACGAACCCATAGTCACCATCGGGATCAATCGTCTTAAGGATTGCAGGCGACTGGTTCATTATAGTCGTCTTGCCGCGACCGGCAGGAGACTCAAGGTGAATTGAGGGGCCATCGGGCTGGCTGGAAGCCAAGTACCATTCAGGGATGCGCTCGGCGATTTCGTTCAGTGTCAGTGCCATTGGTTTGCTCTCCTTTTGGTTTCTTACTATAAGAGTAAGTATACACTACAACCTGACTGCTGTCAAGCAACCTATGGTTGTATTTACTGGCGGCAGGACGTAGGAAATTGGATGCAGTTCATCTGCTGTTCGAGATAACGCCGATCAGCATCTAGCTGTCGCTGGAAATAAAGACGGTCAGCGTCATCACGTTCTTCCCGTCGCTGTCGTGCTTGCTCACTATTACGAAGCATTTGTTCAGTCTGCATTTCCTGAAATGTTTCGTTGAGCCTGTCAATGCTATCGGATAAGTCGCCAGCATGTACAGGTGTGAAGGTGAACACGATAGCGGCAGTGAGAAGAATGCGTCGCATGTTTTACTCCCATAGTAAAAGAGAATGGGGGAGAGATCGCACGCGCTTCACCCTCCCCCACCATTGCTTGACTTTCGTATGCTCCTTACGGGGAGACTGCATACGCCAGGACGTGACGCTGGAACGTCAAGCAAACCGTTTATTTTACTCCCGTAGTAAGTGTGCAAGTTATCGTTGTACCATTGTTGGTCGGTGTACACGTCTGACCACTTACGGGGTGAGATACAAGCCCATCCCACATGTTAGCGCACGTTGTGGGCGGCAGGGAGAGTTTGCATACACGTATGTACGCGTCATGGTGATACACTGTACACGCGCAAAAAGCGAGCGCAAAAAAATGATAGTTGCGTGTCATAAGTCTTTCACTCCTTGCACTGTCGTCCAGTATTTCTTTATGTTCGCCAGCAAGTCACGCTTGTATGACCTGATATGTTCTGTGCTGATAACTCTATGGCTTTCAGTTATCAGGTCGTAGCGATAGACTGGCAGACCCTTACCCCAAAATTGTTTGTATCTGCGCTTGTAAGCGTCTGTCAGTGTAACGCAATAGTTCTTGTCAAGATTAATTTTTTTAATTCGAGCAACAAACAAAGGTAAATCAATTGGTTGTTTGGTCATACGTTGATTGCGATAGGCGCGAGTGCTATATGTTTTCATAGCGACCCCCATAAAAAAACCCCCCACTACCTTGCGGCAGTGAGGGGATTGTTTACTCTAAGAGTAAGAGAAGGTTATTCAGTCTCGCCTTCCTCTTCAATCACCTCTTCGTCTTCGAAGGCTTCAGCGTCGTCACCTTCAACTTGTTCGCCGTTCTCGGCGTCTTGGATTGCCTTCTCACGATCCTTCGCCGCCTTGTCGGCAGCAGCTTGCGCCTTCTTTGCCGCTGCATCGAGTTTCTTCTGGCGAATTGCTTCGATGTCGGCATCGCGTTGGTTGAGCGCTTCGAGATCGTTCTCCGCGATCACTGTGCGCAACGCATCCACAATGTTCGGCAACGCATCGTGCGTGATTGGATCGCGCGCCATATGTGTAGACGTCTCCGCCTTGCCGCGCATAGCACTCTCAACCAAGTTGAGCGCTTGAATAAGAACTGTTGCTCCCGTAGTAACCTTTTCCAACTTGTAGTCGAGCATTAGTTCTTTCATTTGATCGGCAGTGAGAGCAACGCCCTGCTGTTCAGGCTTGCACTGTGCGACCGCGATAGCGTACAGCGAAGTATACGTAGACCGATACTTCACATGCGGGCCGTACTCCTCGGACTTAACCAACTCCGCATGAAGATCTTTGGCGTCATCAAAAACCTTCAATGCCTCGTCTTCATACTTCGTACCAAGGCGAATGAACGCACGCACCTTGCTTAGTTGGGCAGAAGTGGAGTTCTTTTCGGCGCCCGTGACGCCAGTTGACGCTTTCTGGCTGGACTCCATGAAGGCTGTATAGAAGTCTGAAGCGTCCTGAGACTTGCCGGTCGCGGTGATTGTGCCATCAGCACCACCCCGAACAAGCACGCGTGCAAACGAAACGTGCGATCGCTTGCCCGCTCCGTCCTGTTCACCGAACTTTCGCGCCTCGGCAAGCAACGCTTTCTTGTCTTGTGAGCGGTTTGGGGGCACCTGATTTTGCGTTGGCTTGACCGGTGCTTGTGCGGCAGGGGTGGGAGTGACTGGAATGCCGCCAGCGTTTACTGGAACTGTCGGTGCGGACGCAATATCGTCGAGCGCTTGTGCGTCGGCATCCTTAAGTTTTAGGGGTCGAATTGCCATTTGGTTTACTCTCCGTGTTGGGTTTGGCGTGATTGCCTGATACCCGTTGCCTATTTTACTCCTGTAGTAAGATTTGTCAATAGGCTAATAGCGGCAGAGTGAGGGTTGCCGCAAATAAATTTGTCTACAGTGTTAACATGTAACATTTTCGGAAAATCAGTAAATGATGTCGCCTTAATCGCCATACAACCTGAGTTTTGATTATTTCGGTTGTACACTTTTAACGATTATGAAACATGTTGTGTTCATTTATGTATTTGTTTTTATTATGTTTTTTGGCAAAAAAAAATAAACATGTTGTGCCCAAAACAGGGTAGGGGTCGGATGCGCTCACGCGTAGCGTATGCGCGTAAGAGCAAGGAAAAATTTTACTATAGGGTATATATATATATAAAATCATATTTAATAAGTATTATTAGAATAAACTTTCTTTTCACTGCCGTTACTTAGGCGCAACTTTAAAAGTAATACTTTATGTAGATTTATCAATGATATCAATGGGTTACGGGGAGGAACTAGTTTGTATGATTGTGTTCATTTTGCTAACCAGAAGAGTATAGCACGATTTCTGTAAATCAGAAATGTTTACGAAAACGATTGCGCTGTTCCTGCCTTGCGGCAGAAAGCATTGGCCGGTCGAGTTGAACTTGTTTTTTGAACGCGATTTGGTTAGCACGCAGGTAGGGTTTTTGTGTTATACATTGGGATTTGAGTTTTTCGTGTTTTGGCGCAAGTGCGCGATTGGCGCTGGATGACATATTAGTGAACCTTTCGTTTGCGTGAGATAAAGAACGAAAAGCCAAATCGCCCGATACGGACGAAATGTAACCCGCCAATTTTTTTGTATTGGAACATTTTTTACTCCTGTAGTAAACAAGTCCAATATATTGGACTTGTCATTGGGGTAATAACGTAAAACAAGCTTGCGGGGATTGCTAGTCCCCGCCAACTCCACAATAGGAAGTTATTAGCTTGTCACGGTTTAGGCATTGAACCGTGAACCGTCTCTTAGAACTTACTCTAAGAGTAACCCTCTTGAATAGCAGGGAGGGCCGCGTACACGCGGGTATCACCTGTGAGGGTATCAGGCACGGACGCAACTGTGCGCCAAGTAGGCCGTACGCGCGGGCTTCGCCATATCGCCCTTGAACGCGGGTCCGCTGGATTAACGACGGGACACGTCAGACCATGATATCCCACCGACGGGAAAGGCAACTCCCGCAACATTCGACTGCCCGATTACCTCCTTTCATCTTCCTAGCCTATCCACGGGGAATACTTTTGGGAGTAAGGCTCAGAGCTTTGGACATCCGGCGCCCCATGATGGACAAGGCCAGGGGTAAGCCTGGCCGCGTTTAGGTACTTTGAAAATACCTAAGACCCAAAAATCAACCCAGCCATTCACCATCGTACCCTTTTAGCAAAACTAATATAAAGTGCCACGAAAATCAAGAAAACAATAAAACCACCAAGCGCTATCCATCCCAAGATTACCCACATATCAAACCTCCTTACCTTCCAACACCCCCACTCTTTCCTCCAACCGTCTAAGCACATTCACCAGCGCCTGCACCCTCTCACTCACCCCACTCATCTCTGCCGTCATTTTAACGTGAAAACCCCTAAGCTCCAATCCAATCTCCTTTAATTCCTTCGCCCCCTCCGCTGCCTCCCCAATCTTCTCCCTTAACTCCTTCAAAAGCTCCACTGCCGCCTTCTCCCGCTTTTCAAGTTCTTCCAAACGCTGGTCAACGGTCGCGTTCCACACTTCATATTGGAAAGCGATATCACTTAGCTCCTTATAATACTTTTTAGCGTCTTCTGCTCTCTTAGCCCTCACTGCCGCATTATCAACCATCTTTCCTACTCCTGTATTAAGCCTTTAGTGCCCGGACTTGATCCGGGTATCAGACACATTTCCTGATAATCAGGAAATGTACTACATGTTAAACACGTTTAATGTTTTTCAGAAAACCTCACTAAAAACGTGATCATTATTAAATACAACCTGTGGTTGCTTGACAGGGGTCAGGTTGTATGCTATACTAATAATCGGGTTATACTGACACGCTGTAAAGATTTGTCAAGGATTTATTTTCACCCTTACTACAGGAGTAACAATCAACCATGCGCCCCCACCAATATATGGGAGTCACCAGGAGTTTTAATTATAAAGCTCCACCCACAATAACACGGTTCATGCAATCAAATTGTTTTGGGCGTCTTCTTTGTGGCCCCGTTGGGTCCGGTAAAACTACGGGTGCATTGGTAGACTTAACCCGAAGAATGAAAGAACAGATGGCAGCGTTTGAAGACCCGATACGTCCCAATAACCCAAGAAGGTTTACCCGTTATGCGATTATACGACAGACACTAAAACAATTAAAAGACACAGTACTTAAGGACGCTCTATCGCGTTACGCCCTTATCGCTGATTGGCGGGTGTCTGAAAGTACTTTATACTTTAGGGAGGGCGATGTACATAGTGAGTGGTTATTTGTCCCCCTTGACGAACCTGAAGATAAAAAACGACTTCTCTCAACCAATCTCACTGCCGCTTATGTAAACGAGTGTATTGAAATCGACCTTGATCTCCTTAGTGACATTGCAGGACGTTGTGGACGATACCCTAATGAAGAACTTGGTGTGCCAACGTGGAAGGGGATCATCTGTGACACGAACATGCCAGTCGAGCAGTCGCCCTGGGCAAGGTTCATCAAAAAGGGGCTCATAGGCGAAATCCCTGAATGGGAGATATTTCGGCAACCAGGAGGGCGACATGCTGATGCAGAAAACTTAGAGCATCTCGAACAGACACCTGATACGGTGTTACTCCCAGAGTCAGACCCACGGCGTAGAGAGCAAGGAAGGAAATATTATGAACGACTCGTTGCAACAGGAACCACTGATTACGTACGTCGATACGTTGATGCAGAGTTTGGACGCGATCCGGGTGGTTCAGCAGTGTTTGGAGAAAGCTTCAAATATGAGTTCCACGTTAGAGCAAGTCTTGTTCCTGTTGATGACCGAATGCTTATTATCGGGCAAGACTTTGGACGAAATCCTGGGGCAGTCATTACACAGCTTTCTAATCGAGGCCAATTACTCGTACTCAAGGAAGTCCCGTCTACCTCCATTGGACTTAACCAACACATTGAGGAAAGACTTAAGCCCGTTTTGGCAACGCCGCGCTTCGCAGGAAGACGATTCGTCGTCGTAGGCGACCCAGCGGGGATTGCGCGTAGTAGTTTGTTTGAGTTGAATGAGTTCAACCTTTTACACTCAAAAGGTCTACCCGCAGTCCCTGCACCCTCCAATGACATTTATCGCCGTCTTGCCGCCGTAGAGAATTTCTTTTTGGGGAACGTGCGGGGTGAAGGGAAAATACTCATTGACGAGGGTGAGTGCCCTGTACTTGTAGAAGGACTACATGGGGCCTACCGGTTCCCCCGTAATAAGAATGACGTGGACCGTCCCCTGCCGGAAAAAGATACGCCTTGGTCGCACGTTCAGGACGCGCTGCAATATGCGTGCATGACGGCAGGGAGCACTGAGGCGTATTCGCAAGCTTACTCCCAGACCAAGCGGGCGCGTGACATCAAACCCCGTCGTGCAGCTTTTGACTCTAGAGCGTGGACTTAACACGTTAACCCCTTCGGGGCCAATGGCGCGCGCAAAGCGCTGCACCCACTAAGAAAGAAAGATCATGAAAGTAACAATTGAAGAAACACCAAAGAGCGCACAGGAGCTACAATGGGTGCGTAGGAGCAAACATAATCTTTTCGCACGAAGTGTTGATGGTGTACGCAAGTATCATATTATTGGTGAAGAGGATAGACATGGGATAATAGGTTGGCGGCTAGCTTGGCGTGAAAAACAAGGCGAACCAACTAAAGATAGTGCTGGTACGTTTATGAACCAATGGGAGGTACAAGAAATTGCACAACTCATTGAGAATGAACACGAAATAAACGAGGAAGAACTTGTTCAAATAGCGGCAGGGAATGCGGTTACTATTGGGGGTAACACTTGGAGATACTACGGGGTCCATGATAACAAGCGACTATGGATCGCCGTGGCACCTGATGAGCAAAGCGCCTACGTGGCCACATGTGACTATGATGATCCAAAGAGGCGATGGGTTGTAACAAAGCGTACTTGGACAACATCTCTTAAAGAAGATGGTATGCAGACCCTTGTAATAAATCGTGTTGGCACCTACAAAGACTTACAAACAGCCAAGCGTTCAGCGGGTGCTCTAACTCCCCCTTCTAATACTCAAAGTTCCTCAAACTCGTCATTAACGAAGACCGAAGACACTTCACCAAAAATATTACCCTCAGAGTAAAGTTCACCTTCGATCATGGGAGCGCCAATAGAAATATTATCTTGAGCGCCATCAGAGTATGTAATGTTCAAATTAAAAACATTACCCATTGACCCGCCACCTAGTGATCCCGCTGCTGGTTCCAGTGCGCCTAGCCCGGCTATTCTGGCTAACTCAGCTAAGGCTCTAACTTTCGCGCTAAGAGGCGCGTCGCTACTGTCTCTTGCCGCTCTAAAAATATGTATCATTAATTCTTCAACTATTGCTGCTGCATTTGCTTTAACGCGTTTGGGGGTGTTATCTGCCCCCCTCCACTCAACTTTGCGCGCCGTCAGTGCCGCGTTAAAGCTAGGTATTGTTTTAAGGTAATCATATTCTTCTTGAGTTACTCCCGTGAGTTTTAATATTTCATCCTCTTCAAGGATATCTTTCGCCAATTCGTTGATCAGATTACGTATTTTTATTTCACTGAGGGTCATAAAAATACCTTATTTCTGCCACATTTCTGCCTTATTTTCGCCACAATTATCCCGCACAATTGTGTCGATTTTAAGGCGGATTTGCTCTCCACCCTAAAATAAATGGGGACCACCCATGTAGTTACTCCCATGAGTGGTCCCCGCTTCTTTACTCGATAAATATCGAGCGCTATCTCAAAACGCCCAATTAGTGAGTGAGCGCGACTGTAGGAAGCGCGAACCACTAAAAGATACTCCAAGAGTAAAGAATGATCTGGTGCCAACTGGGGTCTTAAGGGTCGTCGGCGGGGCCGATACAACCCAGCAAGTACAGCGAGAGAACGCTGTCCGGGCTCAGAGCCAACTTCCCCCT